CGCGGTGGTGCGATCCCGTGGACGGTGCGGCTTGGGGCGCTGGAGTTGATCCGGCATCTGTGGTCGATGACGCAGCAGGGTGGGCTTCAGCGGACCGGGCTGCCTGCCGTGACTGATGACTCGGTGCGTATCCCGACGGGCTTCGCGTTGCCGCAGCGGGTCCTTGAGTTGTGGCAGCCGTACCGTCGCCCGCCGGGTATCGCGTGAGGAGGTTTGCGGGTGTGGACTTCGAGTATTCCGGGCGCCTATGACGCCCTGTTCGCTCTGCTGTCGACGGATCCGTCGTTTGAGGGCGTGGTGGTGCTCGACGGGCCGGCGGTGACCGAGGACGACTTCATGGAGGCGGTGACTGTGGGCTTTGAGGACGAGTCGATGTCCGCGGTCGAGGACGGCATGAACGCCCCTGAGGGTCTCAGCCGCGGGCGGGATCATGAGGAGTTCACCATCAACTGCGCGGTGCAGGTGCTGTTGGGGTCTTCGACTGACATGCCGACGGCCCGTCGGCGCGCCTACGAGTTGCTGAGTGCGGTCGGCGGGGTGCTGGCGGGGGATCCGCGATTGGGTGGCGTTGTCAGCTTGGCGGCCCTGGGGTCGCACTCGCTGACGCAGCCGCAGACGCCGCAGGGTGCGCTCGCGCAGATCACTTTCGGCGTGGACTGCCAGAGCTACTCGCGCCGCTAGCGACGTTTGTACGCGCCCGTCACAGCGGCTATGGCGGTGACGAGGAGCACCACGTAGGCCGCGGAGTACCAGACGGGGCCGGCAACTGGTGAGCCCCATGCGGCCCAGGCGATCAGTCGCATTCCGACGAAGACCAGAGCGAACAGCGCCCAGGCTTCCCCGACGGTGGCGGGTTTCGGCTGGTTGTCCTTCGTGGGCTCGTCGGCTTCGCGTGCTGCGGCTTGTTCGCGGAGTTCCTTGATCGCTTGGAGTTTCGCTGTTCCGGTGAGCTCGGGGTGTTCTCGCTCGATTTGGGCTTTGGCGTCTCGCAGGTTCACGTGTTCCCCCCTGTTTTGGGCTGGTTGCGGCCCGCACTATCCCACTGCGCCGGGGCGGCGCGGGGGGTCTTTGGCGTTTTCGTGAGGAGAAGGTGAGGGCCTGATGGCCGCCTTGGCGACAAATGTGGTGCCCCTGGCGGGGCTGCAGCTGGACGGTGTGCTCGTCGCGGCTACGTCGGGCGGGGATGACTGCCAGACGGGCAGTGGGGTGTTCCTGGCGGTGAAGAACGCGGACGCGTCCTCGAAGACGGTGACGCTGGCGACACCGCAGACCGTGGATGGTGATCTGGCGGTCGCGGACCGCGCGGTGACGGTGGCCGCCGGAAAGATCGAGCTGATTCCGGTGACGGACCGGTACCGGGATCCCAGCACGGGGCGGGCCGCGATCTCCTACAGCGCGGTGACCTCGGTGACGGTGGCCGTGGTCCGGGTGAGCGCGGCATGAGCGGCCCGGTGTGGATGCGGCATCCGGACCTGCCGAAAGACCAACTGATCAGCGTGGACGAGGTGTCGGTGCCTCACCACCGCGCCGCCGGGTGGGTCGTGACGAAGCCGCCGCCGGTCCCCGAGATCGAACCCGACGAAGCCCCGGCCGATGCCGGGGCTTCCGTGTCTGAGCCCGCGTCGGAGAAGCCGCGCCGGCGAGCCCCCAAGGAGGGTGAAGAGAAATGAGCGCGACTCCCATCACCGCAAGCGACCGGTACTACCGGCAGGGCGTGTCCAAGGTCATCTGGTGCCCGTCGATCGCGTCCATCGCGGGTCCGACCCGTAGCGAGATCAACGCGGGTACGGACCTGTCCGACGAGGTCAGCGCGGCCAGTGGCTGGGAGGTCACGGGCAACACGGAGGACACCCCGGCGCTCGGCAGCGTGTTCATCGGGAAGGTCAGCAGCACCACCACCGCGGGTGACAGTTCCCTGACGTTCTACGCGGACTCGACCTCTACGGACGTGCGGACGCTGCTGACACGTGGCGCCTCTGGGTACATCGTGTGGATGTGGGAGGGCGATGTGGCCGCCTACAAGATGGACGTGTTCCCGGCGAAGGTCACCTCGACCCCGAAGCAGTCCGACGTCACCAGCGTCGCGCAGATCATGGTGAACTTCGCGGTCACCCGCGAGCCCGCCGAGAACGTCACCATCCCGGCCTGAGCCATGGCCACGACGGCGGGGTTGCGGCATGGGCGGGATCTGACGCGGATCGCCCGCGAGCTGCGGGCGATGGACGACAAGGAGTTGCTGAAGCGGTTCCGGAAGGAGCTGCGGTCGGCGGCGAAGCCGCTTGTGCCTGCGGTGCGCGCGAGTATCCGTCAGATCCCGTCCAGTCGCCCGTATACCGCGAACGGCCTGCGGGGGCAGATGTCGCGTGCGACCGCGCTGCAGGTGAAGACCGCGGGCCGTCAGGCGGCCGTGGTGATCCGTGTGGATGGTCGGAAGATGCCCCCACATGCGGGGGCCGTCGCGGCCTACATGGAGGGGTCCAGGCCCCGCTGGCGGCACCCGGTGTACGGCAACCGTGACAACTGGGTGCAGCAACCGGCGCACCCGTACTTCTACAAGGTCATGGCGGCGGGCGGGCCGCGGGCCCGTCTGGCTGTGAACCGCGTCATGGACCAAGTCTCCAGAGACATCACCTGAGAAAGAGAGCCACCTATGACCCTCTCCCGTGACGCCATCCTGGGCGCGTCCGACATCCAGACGAGGGAGGTGCACGTCCCCGAGTGGGGTGACAGCGTCTTCATCAAGGGCATGTCTGGCGCCGAGCGGGATGCGTTCGAGGCGGCGAACCAGGACGGGTCCGGCGGCCAGAAGCTGACGAACGTCCGTGCCCGGTTCCTGGTGCGGTGCATCGTGAACGAGAACGGCACCAGGATCTTCCGTGACGAGGACGCTGCGGCCCTGGGCAAGAAGTCGTCGGCTGCGATCTCCCGCCTGTGGGATGCCGCTGCCGAGCTGAACGGCACCTCGGACGAGGCGCAGGCGGTGATGGAGGGAAATTCCGAGACGGCGCCGATCGAGGATGGCGCCGTTTCGTCCTGACCCTCGCCCGTGACCTGGGCATGACCGCGGCGGAGTTGCTGGCCCGGATCAGTTCCCGCGAGTTGTCGGAGTGGATGGTCCTGTACCGCGTCGAGGCTGACGAGCGGAAAGCGGCCGAGGCTGCTGAGTAGCAGGAAACCCGTCGTTTGGCCGTGTGGTGCGGCTCCGTGCAGTGGGGAGAGCCGCGGCCATGGCCATTCGCAATACGGGTGTCCGGTACGACCTGATCGCCCGCGACTCCGCGTCGCGGACGTTCGCCACCGTCGGCAGGAACGCCAGCACGCTGGAGCGGGGCTTTGGGAAGCTCGCGAAGACGGTCGCTGCCGCAGGTGCCGTTCTGGCCGGTGGCCTGGCCGTCGGCATGGTCGAGTCGGCGAAGAAGGCTGTCGAGTTCGAAGTGTCGATGAAGAAGGTTCAGACGCAGGCCGGCGCCAGCGCGAAGGATGTCTCCGTCCTGTCCAAGGGCGTCTTGGAGTTGGGCAAGACGGCCCAGCAGGGCCCGCAGCAGCTTTCTGAGGCGATGTTCCACCTGAAGTCGGTGGGCATGGACAACGTCGATGCCCTGAAGTCCCTGAAGGTCGCCTCTGACCTTGCAGCGGTGGGCGGCTCGAACCTGGAGGAGACCACCAACGCCCTGGCTGGTGCGTGGCGTACCGGGATCAAGGGCGCGCAGAGTTTCAGTCAGGCCGCGGGCACCGTGAACGCCATCATCGGCGCGGGCAACATGACGATGCAGCAGTTCACGGAGGCCATCGGTACGGGCATCTTGCCGTCGGCGAAGTCGTTCGGTCTGTCCCTGAACCAGGTCGGTGCCGCGCTGGCGCTGATGACTGACGAGGGCGTGCCGGCGGTCGATGCGGCCACCCGGCTGCGCATGTCGTTTAGCCTGCTCGGCGCCCCGTCGGCGGCGGCGGACAAGCAGTTGAAGAAGATCGGGCTGACCGGGCTGGATCTGGCGAAGGCCATGCGCGGCTCGGACGGCATCATCGGCGCCGTCTCTTTGCTGAAGACCCACCTCGACAAGTCGGGGATGTCCGCGGCCCAGGCGTCGCAGCTCCTGTCCCGGGCGTTCGGTGGCGGCAAGTCTGACAGTGCCATCCTGACGATGCTCAACAACCTGGACGTGCTGCGGAAGAAGCAGGACCAGGTCAACGCCAGCACCGGCAAGTTCGGTGCGGCTGTGGTCGCCCAGCGGAAGACCGTCGCCGCCCAGCTCGGCATCCTCAAGTCGAACTTGGACGTTTTCGCGATCCAAGCCGGTACGAAGCTCCTCCCGCCGATCACCGGCTTCGTCGAGTTCATCAACAAGACCGCGCTGCCTGCGGTCGGCAATTTCACCCACCTTCTCACCGGCATGGTGCCGGTCTCGCAGATCGAGAAGGACTTCGGCACGCTTGAGGGCTTCGTCAGCGACTTCGTGACCGGGTTCAAGGGCCCGAAGAAGCAGCCGGTGCTGGCTGTGCAGCCGA